TTCGCCTCCTTCATCAGCGCCGTGGTACGCATCTCAAGAAGGCCGTTCATTCCCTTGATAAGGGAAGAGGCGTCCTTGGCGTTGGCCAGAGCACGTCCGGTGAACTCGAAAGCCATCGTCATGCTCATCGGACTGACATACATGTCGTCGTGGGTCTCAGCCCCCGGCTGCTTGAAGGAACCACCCTCCGCAATCGACCCCACACCGGTCGGCGGACGGAAGTAGGACGGGATACGAAATCCCTTACCGTTGACGAACTGAGCATCAGCTGCCTGCTCAAAGAGATTGTAAGTGGCCTTCTCTTGCTCAAACTGCGGACGAAGAATATTGTCCGAAATCTGATTCAGAGCCGGCAGAATAGTGGAAATATTAACCGCAATACTCATGCTTTCTCCTACGAGGGGAGGTTCAAGCCCCTAGCCAGCTCCTCAAGGAATGCTGGATTGGCCTTACCATCTGGCCCCAACGCTCCCCGGTTCTGACCAGAGCCTACGGTACTCCCTGGTATTTCTTTTCGGTTTGGCATCTGCTGACCTGACATTTGCAGGTAGGCTCGATAGCCCTTATACACTTCATTGCGCTCACGTACCCGCTCGCGGAGAGTCTGTCCCAGACGTGCATTGAATTGAGCCGCCAACTGCCGACCACGACGCTCATCCTGGTCGCCCCCTATCTTGTCACCCTGAAGGCGGCGCATAGGGGCATTGGCTATCAATTGCGCGGCGTCACGGTAAAGCTGGGCAAACTTGGCATCCGAAAGAACTTCGGCCATTGCCCCCTCCATCACTTCGCCATATACGCGCTGATTGGACTTCTCGTTCTCCTCGCCGGGGCCGTAAGGCTGCCACTTTGCAAGTTGGGCGAGATGCGCCTGTTCGTACTGGTTCACCACGGACATCATCGTCTGCTGCCCGCTCTCGTGAGCCTGCTGGTACTGCTGCTGGTATTGCTGTTCAGCCGCCTGACGTTGCGCTTGGTCAAGCTGCTGAAGCTGCATTTCCCTCTGAAGGTGATAGTCCCTGACTTCATCGGACTGAAGAAGCAGGTCATCCATTACAGAGGCCGGCAGATTCTTGGCCGTCTCACGCAAATGCGCAGGAATGGACGCCAAGGTCTCTTCATCCAGCGTACTAGACGCCGCTTGCATTGAACCGAGTTCGGCTGGCAACCGTCCCATTTGCTGAAGCTGGGCGATGGCGTAGTCCGGGTTGAACCGGATAGCATCTGTCACCAGTGATTCATAGGCCGGTTGAGCGTTATCGTAGAGTGCGGTCAGGAACTCAGTGCTGCCTTCCGGCTGGCCTGAAAACAGCGTACTAACCAGATTCAATGACTGAAGTGCGCCATCGACACCCCCGTATTGCTCCAGCTGCGTCTCGTACTGTCTCAGAGCCTTAGTCCGTTCGCGCTCTGCTGTTCTAGCACTCCTCAATGCTTGCACGAGGCCGGGAACCTTGGCGGGGTCTAGCGCAGGGTCTCGCGTCAGACTCTCAAGGTCATCGTCCTCATCGTTTTCCTGCTCGGAGGCTGGTTCAACCTCATCAGCATCCCACGACCAACCGACATCAATCGATGAATCGGCAGTTGAATCAACATTCGCTGAATCAGGGGTCTGACCTGAAGTGTCCACACCTGCAACGTCGCCGCTCGCGGAAGCGGCAGGCTCATAGCCCGAATCGGTCGTTGCAACCGTATCCATACTCGCGGAGGTAAAATCGTCCATAAACTCCCAACGAAAAAGCCCACTACAAAAACCGGACTGACCAAGGCCGGGAACTTCCCCTAGCGTTGACACTCCGAGTCTTGCAGCGGGCTACTCAGTGGTTTAGCCTTGGGGGATAAGCGCCAAGGCCACGGAATAGGCGGCTATTAATCTTGGTCGGCAAACTTCTTTTCGTAATACCGAAGCACCATCATAATGGCGCGTCGCCAAATCATAAATTCTTCTTTGGTCATCAGCAGCTCTTTCGTCCTTTCCTCATCTGACGTTCGCGCTGCATCTGCTTCCCAGCGCGTTCCGGTAGTCCTTTGGTGGAGTGGCCGGATACGTACTCCTTAGCTTCGGACTTTGACAGCCCGGGGGCTTTGGCATCCCCAGACGCTACCGCTCTCATAAATCGCGCTTGCGCTTTTGAAACTGGCGGCATCTTCCCTCCTATCTTTTGCTACCCGAAGAAATAATTTTTAAGTTCACTTCTGAACCTCTTGTTTGCCACCGGCGTTCGGCTGCGGTCGGCTCGTGCCTTCCTTGGTTGCTTGCTCACGGTCTTCCCGAGGCGGTCTGGCGTTGCCACTCTTAGGTTTTTGGTCGTCCTGTGGCCCCTTCAGCTCCGGTTCCCCAGCCATTCCAAGAGCGCCGCCAATCTGAGCCTCCATCATCAACCCTTGCAGGTGAGCCGCAATCATTGCCTTCACACCCGCTCGAAGCATCGGGTCAGCCGCAATTCCGGCATCGGTCGTCAGCCAATCCCGGAGGTAGCTGATGCTCGCCTGATGGCCAAGCTCCTCAATCTCGACCGGTGGAGTCAGGGTTTGCAGGAGCATCTGACCCATTTCCGCCACGGGGTCAGTCGGCACTTCCACCGCCTCTCCCGTCATCGGGTCGGCTTGCACCTGCGTCGGCGGTATCATCTGAGCCATCGGAGCCAGCATCGGAAGAGCTTCCGTCATCTGGCGGATACGGAGCTGGGCGATTTCCACGACGTTACTAAAATCATCCGCCCCGAGGTCAACGTCATAAAGCTCCGAAAGCTGCTCAATAAGGCTCGGCATCTGGTCAATAGCCATCTTCAGGCCCGGTAGACCGCCAACATCCATCAGCAGGGAACGCCACCGCTGACGACGCTCAAGGGCAGTCTGCGGCAGGTAGGACTCCGGCACGACCTCTGCGTAAAGGTCGCCGTTGATATCCGCCTCACTAAACCATTGCCCCTTCACCTCTCCGCGTTTCCCGGCCAAATGCACAAACGTCTCTTGGAACGTATGTTCCTTAAACAGTCGCAGGATAATCTCCGCTCCGCGCCTGTCCACGTCCGCTTTGAGGGCCAACTGTGGCCCGAAAAGGCTCTGGCTGGTAGCCTGCGCAATTTCAGCCCCCGTCGCTGTCTCATTATTCACCCCCGGCAATCCACCTGAAAAGTCGGTCACACGGCTCGTCTTCTGCATATAGAAGTCCAGCTGTTGACTGAAATTGAAGTGCTGACCGGTCGGTGGTTGCGGTTGCAGCTGATGCACCGCATTCTGAAGCGTTGCCCCGTCTAGTGCTGACAGGTTAACGGGTATGTTTTGCAGTGAGCCAAGATAACTGGACACGCCGTTAGGTAGTAAGCGCTCATCGAAGAGCGTTGCGGGCATAGCGGATGTTCGCAATTGTGTGTAAATAATCGACATAATGAGGTTGTATTGGCGTTGTCCCTCAACCATGTCTTCAATTCCGACTCCAAGGCTGGAGATGGCTCGCATCCGGTACACCTGACCCACGAAAAAGTCTTTGTGGTGCTCATTTCTCAACTCCACGCAGCCATCAACGCCCTGAATCCAAGCGGAATACATCCCCTTAGGAAAGATATCAATCAGGGGCGTTCCGGCAGGGATTTCCATACCCGTAATCGACTGAAACGGCTCTGAAAGTGACAAATTCTTGTACATTCCGGGGTCAAGCCATATCTGAATGTAGTCCACCATCGGCTCGTTCATCCCGGTATCTTGCTTCACGTAAGCGGTTGGCGCTCCGTAGGTGCTATTTCGAAGAGCTTCCTGCGCATCAAGGCCGGTATCGTCGCTCTTCCCTGGTCTAATCTTCAGTTCAGGGTATTGCGCCTCAAGCAGGCTCATTCGGATGCGTCGCTTACGGATAAGGAAGGGGCTTTCCTGCGGAGACTTGCCTAAATCGTGCTTCAGCTCAAAGGCTGGCACCGATTCAACGACAATATCACCAATATTCTGCTCCTCATAGCCCGTTACCGCCTCCACTTCCAGCGGCTCAACCGGCTGCACTTCAACGAAAGGTGAGCCGCAATAAGGACAAGACGGGCTACCGTCTACACCTTGTGCAAGCTCTGATTCTACCCCGCCCTCTCCGCATTCCGCGCAAAGCCAGGAGCCTTCCCCAAACTGTACCTGCTGCGTCTCCGTGACCGGCAGTCTAGCCTTACGCTCTGCCTCGTCACTGTAGTAGTAGTAGCGGGCGTACTTGCCACACTGCGCCATCATTGCTTCGGTCTGGAGAAAGGTCGGCGTATAGAGCTTGCGAGCATAGTAGTCATGAACCATCGTGGCAACCTTGGCCGCCCCAATGGACTGGTCAGAGTCGTTGGATGCCCGCCAGACAATATCCGTCCGGGACTGTGACCACTTGGCCTTGATGCCGTCGGAGTAGAACCCTAAGATGTTGTAGGCATAGACCGGCTCATCCGTCTGGCGGGGAAGCGGAACAGCTCTCCACCCTCGCCCGTAGTTGGATTGGCGCAGGAGCTGCTTGCCCTCCACCATCAGGAAAATCATCTGCCACAAAAGGCGCTGATTACGCCAGATATCGGCGTTCTCGTCCTCCAGCTGGCGCTTGATTTCCTTGAACCATTCCGCCTTGACCTGCGTGGTCTTGTCGCGGGCCTTGTCTTGCAGGTTTTGACGCAAAGGAGCTACAGGAGACAGGTTCTCCCCGCTTGCGTTGCTTTCCAGTCCAAATGGTTCCATATGTCTCCTATGAAGTCGCCGCCGTTACGCCGTCAACGAAAGTCACCGTACCCATTACCAGCGTGTGAATGGCCCCCGTCCCCGCACTTCTGACCTGAATGTCATAGACATACTCCGCCCCGCCGGTAGCCGACCCGCTTTGCGTGCCGTTAATGATGAAATACATCCCAATCTGGCCATCACTACTGGATGCGTCGGTAATCTGCCCTCCACTTGAGAGGGTAGTGGTGATTTCCACCTGGAATAGGCCGGGGTCGCTGGCCGATGTCGTGGTCTTAACGGTCAGCCAAGCCTTATCAATGGTCTCACCCGTTGGCAGGCCGGTAAAAGTCCGCTCAATCTTCCGGGTATCCCCTCGCACTATCGGTCGCAAACTGTTGTTGAAAGCTGTCATCGTATACCTCGGAAGTGCAATCTTTTCAATATCTTCCCATTCCGGGTCAATTATCTCAGTGTCAATCCAGGCATCGGGCCTGATGCTGGAATCCAACCACTGCGGGTTGATTGATTCACCGTCATTCCAGTCAATCGCCACTACCCGGCTATCGCCCCAGCACGTCGAAACGGCCTCTGCATCATTCCAGTCAACCGTCGCTACCCGCGCATCACCCCAGCAAGCCGTCACCATTGCCGTGTCAGTCCAGACCGGTACTACCGTCTTCGTATCGCCCCAGCAACTCGTAATAGCGAGCGCGTCATTCAGTTCAGGAAAAATGCTTCGCGCATCAAGCCATTCCGGGTCAATAGTAGCAACATCTATAGAAAGAATTTCAGGCGCAACGGGTTGTGGCGGTTCCTTTCCCCACCACAACGACGTTGCCCATAGTTTAAGTTTCCATAGAGTTGCCACACTTACTCACCGTTTACCTTCAACCGCTCCTCTTCAACACGCTCAAGCGTGAACGGGTCGTCCAAAACAAGCTGCGTCTGCCGTCGGGGATAGGTATAAATCAGGTCGGCTTGTTCACGGGTCAGCCATCCAGTCTTCACGAATAGCTCCACCTGCCGAATCGTAATCGTGCCAGCTGTCCAGCGATTCAATATCAAGCGATATTGCGGGGTAATCGCGACGTCTGCCATTATGCGCTCTCCTGTGTATCAAGTAGCAGGTCAATCATCAGCTCCGCCGCTTCAATCCGCTCCTCCTGCGACGTGACTACCGGGGGGATGGTCAACTCGGGAGGGTCAGGAAACACCACGTCAGTCGGTTCGGCAAATGTCGAAGTAATGTCCCGCAATGCCTGACGATAGGCCACCCATTCAGGAGGTACAGCAAGCCCGGCCTCGGTGTAGCGCAACACAGCCAAGTCAGACCACGACAAACACTCGTTCCGATAATCCCTGACGTGAGTCCACGTCGGAATCATCACCGTTACAGTCGGTGGCTGTCGAAACTCCTCGTGAATTACCGTTAAATGTTCAGCCCAAGTCTTTTTCATATCAAGTTAAAATGTAACTTAAATCGGCACTGCCTGCGGTGCTATTAATCGTTTTCGGATTAGGGTCATAATCGTCAGTGACGTGACCAAGCGAAATTGTAGAACGCGCGTCCAGATAGGCATTTCGCGAAGCAAGAAATGCTGTACCGCATTTTATTCCCACTGAACCTAACACGTCTAAATATGACCGGTCATATCCACCGGCGCAATTATAAGTGAGTTTTGCTGCTCGAATATACCGCACGATTGATAGTCCATTCTGCTGCATAATCAACCCCCAACCGCCATTGACGACAGTTAGCGGATACGGCAGTGAGTCGGTCGCATAATTGCTAATTTTTGTATTGCCTCCATTTATACCACTGCTACTTGTTGAACCATTTAAATTTAACAAGCAGTTATGCACGTTAATCTCTGCGTTGGCTTGAGGTGCAACGCAATCGAAAACGCCAGTGGCTGATGATGGCAAGATTTCAAAGCCGATAATATACGCCTGCAACGTGTTTACCGCTGAAAACGTGCCAAGGGTGCCAGTGGGCGGTGTAGTGGTCGGCGCAACTTTAACATTAGGAACAAACGTCACCATATAGCCATCTGCTATTGCTGGAAAACTACCACTGGAAATATCCAGCGTGGTTGCGCCTACCGCAGATAGTGTGTACTCGGTAAACGTGTTGGCAGAATGTCCACTGTAGACAAGTATTTTATCGCCAGCTGCCCACCCACCTCCGCTAAAATTTGGATTCGTTGTCGAAGCAGTAATAGTCAATCGTGTTGTGGTCGTGCGCGTAATCGTTACATTCCCAACTCCTGCATACCCTCCAAGATTGGTGGTACCCCGCCAGACAGGCACCCTACTGCCTGAGTTGTCAACATACGACATCCCGGCCAACACTCTCGTATCGCCCTTAATAAACAGATTTTTTATCATCACCATTGAAACCATTCGGACGAAACCTGCATACGTCCCCGGTTTAACTTGTATAGTGATGTCGTAGATTGACGGGTCAATGCTGCCGGCCACATCGACCGCTTTTTGAATTGTGAGGAATGCCCCTCCAGCACTGTCAGTCAGCCCATTATTGCTATCACTGCCATCCGTCCGGACGTAGTATGTCCGGTCTGCCGTCAAAACCTCACGACCGCCTCTCAGCTGACCTGACGATAAGGTCAACCCTGTGCCGACCGTAATTTCCTGCACATCGCCATTCGTGCCAGCAGACCGGCCAAGCAAGCGGTTGTCTGTTACGTTCTGAATCTTGGCATAGGTGACGGCATCGTTATCGATAGTCCAGGTTGCGCCGCTACCACTGACCGTGATATCGCCCTTGTCGCCGTCTGTAACACCTGCCGCAGTGGAAGCAATTGAAATACTGCCGTTGCCGTTGGTGATGCTGATATTGGAACCCGCTGTCAGGGTAGCTTTAGACAGCCCCCCAGTAGCGGTATTACCAATCAGCAGCTGCCCGTCAGTGTACGAAGTCTGACCCGTTCCGCCATTAGCCGCCGGTAACGTCCCGGTCACTTGGGAAGCAAGGTTAACGTTGCTCAACGTCCCGCCAAGGGTAAGATTCCCCGAGGTTGTGACCGTGCCTGTCAGGGTAATGCCGTTAACGCTACCCGTACCTGCGACACTTGTAACCGTCCCCGTGTTGCTCGTATAGCCTGACGGGTTACTAGCAGGGTATGCACCAAGACTTGTCAATGCTCCCGCTGCCGTTGTCGCCCCTGTCCCTCCATTGGCAATAGGGAGCGTGCCAGTCACATTCGTTGCCAAGTTGACGCTGGTCAAATAGGCACTGCTATCCATCCCCCAAGTGCCAGAGGTCTTGCGAAGCAATCCATCAGCGGTTAAAGCGGCAATGGCGGTCAGGTCGCTATTAAGCGGCTGGGCATCGGTGATACCGTACCCTGCCAAGGTCGTGGGATTAGTCCCAGCCGTAACCCGCCCTTTAACGTCCACCGTAACGGACTTGTACGTCCCTGCCGTCACCCCGCTATTGGCAAGTGTCACGGGAATGCTCGTCGTTCCCGACCCCGTAGCGTCTCCAGAAAGGGTAATACTCTGGTTGCCCGTCAAGTAGGTACTGGTATCAACGGAGAGCGTTCCGTCGCTCCCGGAGGTCTTCACAAAGCCATTTGTCGTCAGGTTGGCGAGCTTGGCGATATTTGGAGTGGTAATTGTTGGCGAGGTGGCCCGAACCACGTCCCCCGTGCCCGTTGTGGCGTATTCCCCGACTACCCCGGCATTGTCATAGAGAACCCGTCCACTTGTCCCGCCGGTGACGGTAGTTGTCCCTACCACCAGACCGGTGCTGACGTTGCCCCAGGATGTCCCCCCCGCCCCGTCGCTCAAAAGAGCTTGCCCAGCCGTCCCCAACCCTGTCGGAGGGGCAAGGGAAGATGCCGCAATCACCCCGCTACCATCGGAAACAAGGAACTTAGAGGCAGTCAGAGGGGCTAGTTGGGCCAATGCAATGTCATTACCCGCCCCGAGCTTCGTTTCGAGGGCGATAATGGCACTTGCAAGGACGTTGTGGGACTTTGCGCTGATAACCTGGCGAACATCTACCCCGGAAGAGTGCGACGCAGCCGCCGTAGACTCAATTCCACGAGTCAGACCGGTCAAAGTATTCCCGCTTCTGCCTGTATAGGACAAAAGCTCGGCCTCAATGGCCACGATACCCGAATTGGTGAACTCGGAGGCGTCGTTTAAGGTCAGGGACGTAGCAATAGCATCAATACCGCCGTTCAGTGTGTCAGCGGCATTATTTGCCGCCTCTACCAGCTCAACGACGGTATCGACCGATGTCGGATAGTTGCTACTACCTACTGCCATTAAACCCTCATCTTCCCGTGAATGCCCTCAAATCTCGCTTCAGCCTCCATCCAGAGCGCCGGATAGAGCTGTTGGACATAATCAGCGTCCCTTCCCTTCATTTCAGGGTTAATTTGCTCCACTTCCTCCATGATTGCATCAAGGCGGAAGGCTTCCTCAATGAAATGAGGCTGTTTGACCTCGGGGTCAGGTACTTTGACGACCTGTTCCCGCTCTAAAACGGGCGTATACCCGGCTTTCATGAGCATCTTGTCTATCAACTTCTGCTCACGAAGCCGGGCTTCCGCGATTTCCCCTTCCAATTTACGAATTTGGCGAAAAAACGCCATAACCAAAGCCACTCCAATGGCTAATAGAACGGCCCCGGTTATGGCTATAGCGTGCGAAATTCCCATGGTCGGAGGTAATCCAATGTTTATTGAGGCAGGAATCCGGCAAAGTCGGACGAATAGCCCGGAATCTGAGCCGCAATGCCAGCCGCCATGCCCGCAATGGTGGTATAACCGTGCGTCGAAGAGAGGACGCCGGCCAGAAGGCCATGCTCGATGCCCACCGCCACCTTCTCCCGAAGGTCAGGTGAGGCTCCGGCGGTGTCCGGGAGGGCGCGAATAGCAGCGGCAAGAGCCGCAACGGTCGCATTTCCGCTCACCGTGCTATTACTGCCCCCAAGAATGGCAATCTTATTGGTTGCGCTAAGGGCGTGAATGGCCCCAACTTCAAAATCTTGTACAACTGGCATAATCTTTATCTCCTTCAGCTTAAGCTATCAAAAGTTCCAGAACGGATTATGCCTATCACGCCTGACGGTAGTAAATTTTCAAGCGTTATCCCATCCGGCAAGGTTGCGAAGGCCACCAACGGGCTGCCACGGGTCATCCATTCCGCTCCCCGCCCTCTTCATTGCCTCTTCAATTTCGGTTCGCTTGGCTTCTCTTGCCATCTCCCAGCCGTCTCGCTCCCAGCTTCCGACGGGATAAGCCGGAGCGTTCTGACTCCTCCACCCGACAGGCAATGCAGCCTCAATCTTCTCGTCAGTTCCCATAGGGTAGGGCGTGCGGTGACGGGCTTTATGCCACACAAGGCATCGAGCAATGACGGTATCGTCCCATCCACCCACCGGAGCGCCATAACGGGTATACCCGGACGGCAGCACCTCCGCCTCGTAGCTTACCAGCTCGTGGCGTGAGATAGGGTCGTGAATCAGCTTGAGCTTCTCCTGCTCAATGGCCAAGGCCAACGCCTGCACCATCGGCCCTTTGGTCTTGGAAGTGGTCTCAAACCCTACCGCATACATGTTATCCGGCAATCTTTTTCGCAACGCTTCAAGGTTGGGGCTACCAATTGAGTTGGTTTCAACGCAAAGCTCCCTCACCCCCCACGTCTCACAGAGGGCAAGGAGCCGTCCCCGCTGGAACTCCCAGCCAATCTGATTGAAGCGGTCAAGGGCAACCTCGTACCCGCAATGACAGCAAAAGATGGAAATGGCGGTAAAGTCGTGCGTTCGCCCCCAGTCCACCCCGGCCACAAGGAAATGCCCCTTGTGGTCGGCGGGAGAAGACGGGGGAGCAGTCAGTACGGCGTCCACATTACGGAATACCGCGCCATCTGCACTGATAAACTCAGCCAGGTACTCCTGCCGGAAGGTCATCTCCGGCAGGGATTTTCGAGCTTCCTCAATCTCGCTTAGTGGCAAGAAAGGATTGACACTTGACGGCAAAGTCCATGCCATCCAAGTGGGAAAGTTTTCTGAATCCTGGCCTCTTAGCCAGAGTTCGTGAAAGAAATTCAACCCCCGCGGGGTCGAGAGAAACCACGCCTGTCCCTGAAAGTCCGCCAGAGTCGGCCTGATTGCCGCACTCCACGCCTCGCTCAGGTTCGTTACCATCGCTGCCTCGTCTACGATAGCTAAATGGTATCTCCGTCCGCGTCCCGCGTCGTCGTTCTCCAGTGTCCATGCTTCTATTATCCCTCCATTTGGAAATTCTATTCGCCGCTCAGTTGCATTGATACGGGTAGCGTGCCCCTTAGATGGCTTCTCAAGGTCACGCCACACGTCCAACAGGTACTTGTAGGTAGGACTGAACCATCCCACCAGCTTGCCCTTAGAAGCCGCTTCCAAAGCCAAATGCACCCCAAGATAGGTCTTCCCTGCGCGACGGCCAATGTTCAAGACGTTGTACCGCTTGGCAGTTGCCTTTATCTCCTGCTGCTTGGGGTAAAGAGAGGGGAGGGTGACGGGCAGGGTCTTGGCCCTCTCCCGCTTACGCCTCCCCAGCTCCAATTTGATTTTTAGCCGTTTCCGGGCTTGCTCTTTATCCGTTTGCGTACTCATTCCGATTGGTTCTCTAGGTTTTCAAACAGGGGCAAGGGCGACTCCTTAGCAGGTTTGTCCGCCTCCTTGGCCCAATGTTCAATCCGTTTTAGGGCAATCTCGGCGTATTCCGGTGACTGCTCCATTCCGATAAACCTAAAGCCTTCAAGCATCGCCGCGCAGCCGGTTGAGCCGCTACCCGTAAACGGGTCAAGAATCAGGCCGTCAGGCGGGGTAATCAAGCGGCAAAGGTAAGTCATCAGTTTCAAGGCCTTGACCGTTGCATGGATGTTAGTCGCCCGCTTTGGCACTAGCACGTCTTTTGCGCTGATTAACTGAGGCGTTTGCCTTGCAGCAGGACTTGCACCATGGGGAAATACCATCCCGCCGCTTGTAGTAATGGCTTTCAACAGGTTGCGCAACGCCACACTTTCGACAAGGCTTAATCCAATTTCCAGCCCCATCCTTATAGCACCCTCCATGTTTCCGCTTATGCTCAAGCGCGCTAACAAGTTCAAGGTTTTCGATTCTATTGTCAAGCTTGTCCCCGTTGATGTGATGCACTTGATGCTTGTCAGGGATAGGGCCGCGGTGTCGCTCCCATTCCATGACGTGTGCAAATCGCTGCCTTCGAGCAACCCGGTCGTACCCTCGAAGATACCCTTTATGGGTAATGCTTCCCCAGCTAAGTCCAAGTTTAGATTTTGGCCCTGATTTTCCCATAACCATACCTCCTGTAAAGTAGTTATGGTGCCATTATCCCAAATAAGCTCTGCACTGTCAAACCATTCCTCGGCCAACTCCTCCAACCCCGCATCCCGTTCACTCTTCCCCGGTTTAGCGCAGTAGAAGAATCGGGCAGCGGAGCCGGTATCGCCTTTCATTGCTCGTTTTATTCCCATTTGCTTGCCAAATACGTTTTTACCGGACGTGTTTGTGTATGGAATAGCTTTAGTATCCCCAGTCGTCGTCACCGGAAACAGCCCCACCACCTCATCGCTGCCATCGTGGATGAGGTTGGCGGGGAAGCGGCCAAGCTCCGACGTGGTATTACCACCATTTCCACCTGAGCGTCCCGGCTGAATAGCTTCCCGAGAGGCGTTCTTAACAGGATTGCCCCTACCCCGAGGCTTTTCACCGTTTGTTTCAACCCTACACCCATCCACATTCAGCCCACCCGTCCCCCATTTCAGCACGTTCTGGGCAATGTTCAAACCCTTCTCTATCGGCTTGCGGAATAGCCAGTAGTCCTCCACGGCTGGCTTAAGCGCCGTTCCCCATCCATCCCACTGCTTGGCGGCGTCGGTGGCGGGGGCGGTAACAACGCAAACATCCGCTGCGCCGTTTAACCCGCCAAGTGCAGCTTTTCCACCAAGCGTACCGGAAAATCCGGTACGCCATTCGGAAACCACCTCCCGCTTTGCACCGGCCATCCGGTCAATCTGTTTGGAGATGTTTGCACTTTTGGGGAAGCCGCTGCCAAAGATATGACAAATTCTGTCCCTTGGCTCCCATCCGGCATTTTCCCACGCCGTAGCCGTCCAGTGGCTTGTTCGCGGCAAGGCCCAGACAAGGGCGTGACCTCCCGGTTTGATGACGCGCAAGCATTCAGCCGCCACTTCACTCATCCATGCAATCCACTTGTCACGCCCACCCTTGTCGCTATCCCAATCCCTCTGCATGAATCCGATTCCAGCGGGCGGGTCAGTCACGATTGCATCAACCGAGTTGTCAGCCATCTCACGCAATATCGGCAGGTTGTCCCCGCAGTGCATTACGAACAAACAGTACCCCTTTCAGCCTCTTCCTCGTTCGGTATTGCCATGCACTCCCATCGCAATTTAGTCTGCAAGGGATGCTTGTCAATCCTTGGGCGCTTGCTTCGAGACCACGCACCCCCGCCAGCCTCACCAATACAACGCCAGTTAGCGGCCCGCAGGCTACTACCGCTTTCCGATGGCAGCGTATACGTTATTAGTCGCTTATAGCCTAACGCAAATGCCGCGCGACGGCACGCGCCATACAAAAACGATGAAGCGTTTTTCTTTCCATCCGTTGCTAGGCGCGTCACCTCAAGCGTTAGCCCGTCGTCTAAGTGTCGCGATACGGGACGGCCAACGATAGCCACTCCGCAAATTACGCCATCATGACTAGCGGCAAGCGCAAACTTATAACCCACGACCGTCCCGTGATGCCTGTGAACTTGTTTAATAAACGCGTTTGCCTCATCAAGTGGCAGTGGTGTTAAATCTAGCATTTCCCGGCCTCTTCCTCGTTCCACTCTTCCATCAATTCATTCCAGACTGCTCGCCTCTCCGTACTTAACCGCTTCTCGACCTCAAGGACAATCCTGAACAGCCGGTGCATCTTTGGGCAATACCACTCCACAAGCTCAAGCATCGCCTGAGCGTAACGCTGAAACTCGGGTTGAGCGTCTGGAGCCAGTCTCAGTCTAAGCAGATTCATCAGACTCCGCATATTGAATTGAGCGAAGATGCTGGTATAAACCGCTTGCGGCAGCACAATTCGAGCCTGTTCCCGTGCTACCCCCACTTCCAGCATATCCAGGTACGTCTTCACCGCCAGCTTGACGCTTGCCTGATAGTTTTCCTCAATCAGGCTGGAGGTAAGGGCATCAAACCCGTCACCTGACATCTGACGGTTCCCCTTCCCTTGCCGTCTCCACCCGGTTGGCCCCGGGGTGAAGTATTGAACTTCAAACGCTACATACCGGCCCGACTTCTGACTGTAACTGGCCATTCGATGCCGAAGAAGTTGCGCTACGAGAAATAGCGGCATCTCAATCTTGAACCGAATCAGCCCCATCTCCAGCGGCGAGCCGTGGTCTTCCCGTAACAGGGTAGCAAGCAGTTTCCGGTCAGCCCGTAGCCCCTTATTCTCTGACCCGGTAGATATCCGGGCAATCCGGGCAACGTCCTTATCAAAATCGGTGCAATCATCCAGCTCTACATACCCAATCCCGTCGGGGAGATAGAGCCTGTCATTGTTACAATGACTGGTAACAACGACATCAAATCTGTTTTCGCGGGTTTCCGTCATAGAAAGCAGCTCCTTTACTTCATTATTCCTTAATGAATACCGTGCCATTAGGATACGTCGAAGTGCCCGTACCGGTTTTTATTGACCACGTAATTTGAGTAGGCGTTCCCGTTGTTGTAAACGGCGGTATAAAGTTTTCCGGCTTTTCAATCTTAACGGCATCGTAGGTCTGGCTAAAAACCTCCGGCTTGCATGGATAGCATTCGCCGCTTACCTCTTTGATAATCCAATCCCCTAAAGAAGCGGTTGCTACTCCTTCCGGTGTCGGCATGTGCAGGATAGGGTTTCCTTGTTTATCAAAGTCAGGCCAACTATCCCCTTGGATAAAATTACACGCTATGTCCTTGCTGGCGTCCGTAAACTGAATAGCTTCAACGACTGCTGATTTCTTTGTGAAAAACGGCATATGACCCCTTTACTTGGTTTCAATCCAACTATTCGAAATATTCGAACAGTTCCGCTTGTCACTATAGCAAGAAAGCCAGTCATATACACGCCTATACACGCTTTTATACGCCTGTGCATACACCTGTACCCCAAACCACGCACCTACCCCTTTTACCAAATTAGCTTGTCAATATGCAAATACTTTCAGAAACTTGACTCCCAAAAAGAAAAAGACTCCCCCATTCCAACCCCACCCCCCCCCACCTGCCCGGTATACCAGCGCTATACCAGCGTACTGCCAGCGTATTGCCAGCGTCACACCCAGCCCTACCAGCGTCCCATATCAGCCTTTGTCAAGCCGCAAAGGGCATCCAAAAAGTTGACAGTGGGCGTGTCGGAGTCCCCTCCGTCCGCTGCCCCTCCCCCCGCCCTGCTGCCCCCACCCCCGGTGCGTGACGGTCAGGCGGTGCCCGGCGGCTGGAATGGCGGCAGGTTGCACGTAAGGCACCGGCCCTTGCTCAGGGTATGCCCTGCTACCATCGATGCAATGACGGGCATTGTAGCGTGATTGCGGGGGCGATAGCGGGCAGGGTAACGAGATGGGCGGGCAGGGCGGGGTGACTGGTAGCGGGCAGGGGGGTGACGGGCAGGGTGTGCGCCGCCCTTGCTCACACCCCTGGGGTAGCGGCTGGTGTCACTGTCCCCCTGTAGCGGCTGGTGTCACTTCCTGTCCCGCCTGAGCTCCTGAGCAGCGGCAGGTGCCACTTGTCTCCCCCTGTAGCGACTGGTGTCACTGGCCGGATCCGGCAACGATTGACCCTGGCTAGGCAGGGCCGGCCCGGTCAGGCAGTGCCCGCCTTGCCGCCTGATTCCCCGGATAGCGGCCGGTGCTACCTGCTACCGCCCGCCCTGCCGGGAGTGCCCGCCTGCCCCCGCCGATTCTCCCCGAGAATAACGGCCGGTACCACCCTGTAAGGCTTGACTTGGCGCGGCGTCGGGTGTATAACGCTACCAATCCCGGGCAATAGGGCCCGGCAGTCACCGAACGGAAGGTCACTATATGAAAATCTCTGCTACTGTCTACGCTATTGACGACGAAGGCGCCCCGCGCTTGTTCGGTTGGGGGGTTCACCTGGAATCTACGGGCGACCGGGGAGAGGATGTCATCGCTATCACCCGCGCCTTGAAAATGCCTTTTCCCGTAGTTATTAGTCACCAGAACGGGGACGCATACACGATGGAATGGCCGGATTGCGACATTATCGCCCGCGTTCAGCCTGTTCCCGCTAACAACTAACCAAATGGAAGGTCACTATGACATTGAGCGAACTTATCAACCGCAACCCTGACGATTGGTTCCTTGCCATCCCGATTGAAGACAATCAGCTGATTGTCCGCCGCTATGCCCGCAAGTTTCACCTAGAAGTTGACCGTTGGGAAGCCATTCACACTGGGGGCGAGTATTCCACCGCAATCAATACCGTTACAGGCATCATCGATGACAGCCCGAACGCCGCCAAGCTGGTCAGGGACTAACCCCCCTGCCAGATCTAGCAACCTCAGGGCCGCTTGGAACTATCCCGGCGGCCCTTTTCCTTGTCTATGCCTGGCCATTGCCAGCGCTCACCAGCGCCCGCCACAGTTCCGGGTCATCTTCCTGCAGGGCTTCAATCGCTTCGGACTCTGTAAACCCTTCCTGGCGGTACAACTCCACCGCCCGCCGCGCCTCCAGGGTGATATCTACCTGCCCGCTCACCCGCGTTTCAGTAATACTCTGCGCCTGGCCGGTCAGGGCTAGCCATTTGTCAGTCACGATCCCGAGTACCGTCCCGGCCTTGTTATCCCAAGTGACTGACTCCACGTTGCTTAGCAACTTGTCAGCAATCGAACCGGCTAAAGCTTCCATTTTGGCGGCTAATTGTTCCCGCTTTTGTTGCAAAGCGTTATCCAATGCTGGGTTGGTTGCCGCCTCTTTCCGCCAGTTGTAAACCGTTGCCCTACTTACCTTTGCGGCTTTCGCGATATGGTCGGCGGGCTTCAATCCGGCTTCCAGGGCGGCGAGTGCGGCGGCCTTTTTGGTGATGTTTGCTTTTGCCATATATAGGATTATTTTTCAGGTGCGCAAAAAAAAGTTTCAAAGGGGCTTGACTCCGGGCGTGACGTGCGGTACAGTCCAACCATCGAACGGGGCATTCGTCCCCGGGGCCATTCCGGCCCGCGTATGTTGACAATCTAGGGGGATACTATGGTGACGAAAAAGAAAGCGGGCGCGGGCGTAGCTGCGCCTAATACACAGTATAGCATTCTTGGGCAGCTGCGGGCCCTGAGGGGTCAGCGCCTGGCAACGGTTATTGGGGGCATCATTGGCGCGGTTGTGCCGGTGTTGGTCTACAGAATAGCCCATTATCACGCGGCGGATACTCCAGCGCTTTGGCTGATTGTTGCCGGCGGGCTTTTATTCTCCGCGTCATCTGTGTATGGGTGGGGTTTGAAGCTGTTTGGCAATGCCTGGTATAAGGCGGGCGGGTTTACGGTGCTTTTGGAGCTGTCCACCGTGTTTGTGAATGGGTGGGAGTCGAAGCTGGCATTATCAATCCTGATTTTGATAAATGCCGTGAATTTGGCGCATGCGTTGGTGGTCGGCAATCGACCCGCGCGGCGCAAGGCATAATCAATCAATCATCAGGGGCGGGCAACCGCCCCAAAGGGGGAAATAATGAAACTCGGATACATTGCCATTAATCAATACGGTGAAACGGTCAAATTGACTGAGCCGACTCACCCGCGCAAGCAACTATTAAGCGCGCTTTTCTTAAGCACTGGGGGAGTGTCACACTGCGAAAAAATGTATTGTGAGACGACAGACGGCCAAACCAAACATGTAGGGTATGTTATCGGGAGCGGTTGGTGGTCAATTTATGAGATTCATAACTGGTCAGCGGAACGGGAAAGGGGTGAACAATGCTAGAACGTGTTTTGACTTTTATTATCCCGGATTGGACAGTCTCATATCTGGAATACGGGGATGATTCAGACCTGACTCCGGAAGAGATTGAACAGCTCGAACGCTTCAAGGCTACCGAACTCCCGGCAGACGGTGATTATACCCTTGAATGGGGAGACGATGCCGGATTTTGTCACGATCATGACCTGGGGGGGCTTGCCGCTAATTGTAGTGAGCTGTATTTGTATGTAGACGTTCCCCGGCGCGCTGGCGACCCAACCCGCGCGGAGATGGTCAAATCGTTAGTCAGGGCCTTTCGCGCCCCCCGGTGGGATAGAGCAAACTGGAAATTTGACATTGAAGCGGCGATTTACTGGTTTAGTTCTAATTGGCATGGGGGCCAATGGTCAAACCTTTATGCCGCGCTGTGCATGTCCCCATATAAGCCCGGGCCAATGTGCCGGGAACCGGAACGGGATTCAGCGCAGGTAGATATGTATGCGCACTTGGTCGAAACGTTTTGCCCTCGCGTTAAAGGCGGTGCAAATTGACCGGGTATTACGTCGTCGACCTTGACGGGCGGCCGGGCTTTTCCTGGAAAAATGACATCACCGGCAATATCGGAGATGATGTTGAAGAGGCTAAAATCTACACAGTGAAAGACTAAGGGGGCAAAATGGGATTATCGGGAATTGAATATATTGACATATCGGAAGTAAAACGCATCAATCATTATGCCGGTCGGCATTATTTCGACGATGACACTATTAATTTTTTCCGCGCCCGCATTGATAGAGGCGCTTTCCGTCTCCCCGATGGCCGGCTGATTTTCACTGAATCAGTCGCCGGGGGCTTTCGGGGGACGGAAGCGGGCCGGAAGCGACTTTACAGAATCAACTCCATGTCTCCCGTTTCGGGGGAAGTCTTTAGGATTGCCGAATATTCGACCGGCAGGGCGCGTGACTCGGCACTATCGACATTCCTGGCATCATCGGCAAAACAGGAAGGGGGCGCATAGTGGCTTATATCATCGTAGACCTGGACGGGGGGCGATACTCCCCCCGCCAATGGGACAGCCTGGAAGCAGCCGAAGCGGCGCGGGAATATCTAGCGTCAATCCAGCCATGGTTGATTTTACAAGTTGAAGCAATTCAGGGGGATAAATGAATAAACGTACTACCTACACAATTTCACGTAATCACGAAACCATTACCACCGTTTATGGCCGGTCTCATCATGAGGCCGCTAAAGCCTATGCGCGAAAAACCTACGGGCGAATGGCCACCGCCTTCCGTACTACGGGCGGCGGGGACTTGTCCGGGTATTTCCGCGCATACGAACCAGGGCCAAATGGGCAGGGGTGGAATAGCACCGGGGACGCGTTTCATGTATCGGAAGGGGGGCGGGTATGAGTCAGGGGGAATTATTCGTGATGATGCCGGATAAATTTGACACTTGGGGCCGGAGGGCCCCTCATACAATCGCCAGCCGTGATGACCGTGAACGCGTCCGGGGGGATATCTGGCCATAGTTACCGCTCCGTAATCACTGAGGGCCGCTTGGGGTGTCACCACCCCGGCGGCCTTTTGTGATTGTTGCTAGATCTGGCACTTCCTGCCCGCCCTGCTACAGTCGCCCCCTGCCTGATTCCCCCCCCCCGCCCCTTGACTTTTTACCGGGCGCGGTGTGCGGCCCATAATTATTCAATTCTGAGCCAGTTACGCGGGCAACGGCTTGCGGCGCTGGTCGGGGGGCTGGTCGGGGCCATTGTCCCCCTGCTAGTTTACCGGATAGCTCACTATCACGCGGCAGGGACGCCGGCGTTATGGTTGATAGTGGCGGGCGGCCTGCTGTTTAGCGCTTCGTCAGTGTACGGTTGGGGGTTGAAGTTATTTGGCGGCGCCTGGTACAAGGCAGGCGGCTTCACCCTGCTAATTGAGCTTTCCACCGTGTTTGTGCAGGGTTGGGAAAGCAAACTAGCGCTTGCCGTGCTGATTCTGATAAACGCGGTAAATATGGCTCACGCTTTGGTTGTCGGCAACAAAGCCACCCGTAAGACGTAAAAAGGAAGGGGGATATCCCCCTTCC